TCAAAGAATGCATAGAGTCTCGTATTGGGCTTAAGTCTCTTACAAACAAATTCAATATTTCTGGATCTCATTACAGCAGCAACATCACTAGATACTACTCTTTCACCCAGACTCTTGGAATCGAATGCTTCTTGGACCTTGTATTGAATACCTTCCCTGGTCCTCATCCCCGTTTTGATTGTGGTTACTTCCCTAATCTTAGTAATCTTCTGTTTCCATCTCTTGGTAGTAGTGATGGGAATACCTCTACCACGTACAAAGGACCCTCTTCTTCTCCTTTTCCTCATAGAGCCCTTGACTCTCTTTTTCTTCCTCAGTACAACTGGACCTTTAATCCTTTGTTTGCCAGTCCACGTTGTCTCCCAAGCTCCCCACTGAACAGGAGATAATCCAGTGTTACTATCAGTTCCACCAACCATTCCTTGGATGGCATCATAACTGCCTTCCATGGTAACGGTTCTGCTAGGAATTTTTCTACTGTCAATCCAAGTATCTGTTGCAGGATTTAGTTCCAAAACACCAATCCAGTTTACAACATGGAATGGATTTACATTTTCACTTCTAGTAGCAAACTTATTATCGAGCCATCTTTTATCTTCGTATTTTAAAGTTACGACATCACCTTTCTTAACGACATTATTATCGCCAAGATCTTCAACAAATTGATAGTCTGCAGCTGGAGAAGCAGAAGTTGCAGCACCAATAATAGACTCAGATCCCAACAGTAAGTCGATAGATGTCGTATAATGTTCTGGTCTAGCTTCTCCTTCAGCAGTATCAATACTGCATCTATATTGACTATTATCAATATCACCACCGCCAGTCTTTGATCTGAAGTTATCGACAAAGAATCCAGACTTAAACTTATCTAAATTTGTAGTGGGATCTTTGATCGTTAAACTGGAAGTTTCAGTCTCAAGAAGAGACAAACTTGTGTAATATTCAACATTAGTAAGTCTAGTTTCTAATTCAGCGATATCTTTCATTTGATATCGTTTATGTTTAGCAACCTGAATATCAATATCCTCAATATTGTATAGATATGGAGCCATATCAAGAGTAGCAATCTCCAAAGCATTATCAATCTGATTTGGGGATTGTGGATCATCAGATGGAACACCTGTGCTTACATTGAAAACTCCATCTTTTGTCAAGAAAATTTTATCAATTCTTCCTTGATAATACTCATAACTAAGATTCAAAGTTTTTCCACTAGAAAATACGTGCGTAGTAGAAGAGGTAAGAGGATCAAACTCTCTAGACTTATATTCAAAAGGCGATAATGTAGATGCAATAGAAACTGTTCTTGGCCTCAGGTCAATAATGTCAGAAACTCCAATATCTCCAACATATGGAAGAGTGTTTCCATATAAAGTTGGATCGTAAGAATTGACAGAAACAAGATCTCCAGGATCGGAATTTTCAATAACAAAGTGATCAAACACAACTGTTAGTCTCTTTGTTGGAGCATTGGCAGAATTTTTTCTGACGATTGCAGAAAAATCTAGATAATCTTCATTTTGTCCAGGATCAAATTCAAAGTTAGCCTTAATGTCTCTGTCCCCAGCAACAAAAGACTGAACATTAGCAGTAATATTAGATTCTTGGAAAACTACAGATTCTCCAGGCTGGAATACATTCTCGTTTTCGTAAATAAACGACGCTTCATTTGTCCCATTAGTCTCCACAAAAATCGCTGATGCACCAGAAGTTTCACCAACAATACTTTCTCCCTTAAGAGCATTTGTGACAGATGCGTTCAAGTCCACTAAAATAATCTTTGGAAGTTGAGGATTGTTTGCAGAGGAAGACTCAAAGATAGCCTGGACTCTAGCAACATCAGAGATTCCCAAAGAAATTTTCTTATCCTGAACTCTAGTTCCATAAATGGTGGAATATGTTAGTCCATCATTTGCACTAGTATTTCCAACCCCAGAAATATTAGTATTGGATCTATTAATTGTAACTGTTTGTGCTTTGCGATATATTTTATTTTTTGCTTTTGGATTTCTCTTCTTCCAAGTTACTGTAAGGGTAGCAGCACCATTTTCACTTAACTGCGAAAGAGTAATGGTTCTACCAGAAACTGTCAACTTCTGATCCGTTAGAGATTCTACTGTTCCAGTTGAATCAAACGTTACATTATAATCTTCAGAATCGAACGGTTCTAGAGTTAAAGCAGCTTCAGACTCCAACGTAGCACTATATGCACCAGCAGATACAGTAATATAATATGTTTTCTTAAAAATAATTTCGGAACCATTGAGGTCTACAGAAGCAACATTTGGTTCTGTAATTTCTGCATACATGGAGTTATTTCCACTATTCAGAACCTCTAATGTAACTTTGTTTACATCACTTGCAGTAATTTCAGAAGTTGGAAGAGTACCAACATTCACATTATTTACAGTAGTAGTTGCTTCTACAATAACACTTCTGGCATTAGTTCCAATAGCTTTTACAGTTGCATATGATGGTGTAGAAGTTGCCACTTTACTATAAGCAATAACATCTCCTGTAGAGATACCAGATACTGCACTAAAGTTAGCATTGGGTGAGGTAATCGTAGATACCCCTGCAGATTCTCCAGAAATAGTATATTCACTTCCAGGTTCTGCAAACTTAATTTTATTTGTGAGTTTTGTATCTGCAGTGAAAGCTACACCACCAGCAGCAACAATTTGACGAACATCCTGAATACCATAATCATCAATATCAATAATGGATCTATTGATAGATTGTCCATTTAGAAGAATTTCTTCTAATTTTTGGAATTCTCCATTAACCTGATATAAAATAAGTTGTGTTTCATCATCTGAAGCGGAATATACATAACCAGTTGCACCACTATTTTGACCTTCTACAAATCCAGGAACATTAATTGATGACTTGGCGTTTAACGTTAGATATGAAAATGTTTGAACGTCAAATAACGATGCTCTAAAAGTAGTTCCTTCATTTTGATATGCTCCATCTCTCAATCTAAAATCATAGAGTCTAGCAACACCAATATGGAGACCACTCGGTGTTCCTGGGGTTACTGTTCTTGACTTGTAAAGATTAAGAAGCCCTGCAGTGCCTACTCCAACAGCTGGAGATCCGTAAACATTATCGACTTCAATAAGTCTACCAACCGTAAAGGGTAGAGATTCGTTTTCAACTTTACCAGTTGTTCTTGGTTTTGAAATATCTAAAGTACTTGTAGCCAGAGTTTCTATTTCATATCCACGAACATATGCTTTTCCTGGTCCAATAGAAACGGAAATTAAATCGTCGCTAGGAATATTTCCCTGTTGGGTTGTTTGATTAGAATAATATGATCCATCATTACCAATTCTATCATTCAGGGTCTCTTTAACATCTACTGAGAATGGTGTGACATAGTAATCACCAGATTCATCATAAGTTCTTCTTGCCAACTCATCATTGACAAGATTTGATGGAGATGGATTGCTAAACTTTCTAATTTCTCCATTTTCAATCCTAATAAGTTCAATGAAATTCTCATCATTAAAGTCTGTAAGAGATTTCTTGATGAGAGTGGTTGAAATTTTTAATCTATCTGCACCAGGAGCTGCAAAGTTAGAAAATCCTCTAGCATTATCATAAAGATCATTATATTCTTCAGAAGCAGTTACAAGTTCTTCTGAAATGTTTAATCCTACTCTATAACTTGGTTCGTCGTCATATTGATCAAGAATAACCGTAGAATCTGGTACATCTACGAAAAATCCACGAATAAAATACACACCATTGGCAAGTTTTGCAGCGGATCCTACAGCAGTTGCATTTGAAATAATTGCCGTAGCAAAAGTAGATCCAGCTCTAATACTGGACAATGAATAATTGATATCTTCTTCTGCAATTAAATTTTCACCATCTGTAAAAGTGGTTCCAGAGAAATCATTTTCACTAGCACCTTCATACTTGATATAAAGAGTATAATTGCCTTTTTCAGACTGTGAATTTGTAAGACATTCTTCAATTTTTGCCTTAACACCACTAGTTTCACCCTTAATTCTCTTACCTTTCAGAAAATCCAGGTACAAGGAAACTGGAAGTCCCAAATGAGACTCATCAATTTGAACAGAAGTGTACTCATTATCGTAAGCAACTTGTCCAGGGATAACTACCGACCCCTCCTTGAACATATGCTTACCAAACTTTTCAATCTGATTCTGCAGAATAGATTGCAGAGTAGTTAGTTCTCTAGATTGAATTGGAAGTCCAGGTTTAAATAAAACCCTTTGATAATTATTTGACTCACTAAAGTCATCAAAATATGGAGATGAATTTAAGTTGGTATTCTGTGGCATTTTTCTTTAGAACTCCAGAACAATCTTGATGTCTTCTTTCTGACTTGCAGATCTAGGAATAGGGGCTCTGTTATCAATGTAGATAATTTCGCCAGACTTAGTGTTGTATTCAGCAGATGCAATACCAGCAACGAAGTTAAGACCAAGTTGGTATGTCCTATTATTTATTGAGGTACTTACACCGTTAAAATCAGTATTTACCGATAGTAGAGGTCCAGTAACGGTTTCTCCACTGATTGTTAATCCATATCCAGGATCAGGTGTGGATGTAAATGGAATAATCTTATATCCAGTTTCACTAGAAGCAAGACCCATTGGTTGGTAATACTTTAATACTCCACTAATATTATCCCAAGATGCAACATATCCAATAGCAGTAGATCCAAGACCCACTGTTTGAGTAATCTCGGAGTCAACTGCATATGTTGTTCCAGTAGTAACTCCAGCCATCTTAATTGCTTTTAGTCCACTAACCTGAGAGGTCTCTAGTAATTCGGTGTTACTACCAAAGATTGTTGGATTTTTAATAACTCCAACTCTAGCAAAATCATTACCTTCAATAATATCTGGGTTGGTTTCAATAGTCTCAAATCTAGAATATAGAAGCGCTCTATATGCACCTAATTCTCTATAAACATCATATCCATGTCCACCTTTTGGTGGGATAATTACACTAAAATTGCCAAGTGCAGTAGTACCAATACCAGTATTAGTAAGGTTTTCTAAAGGTCCACCAGCTTCACTTCCAGGAGCTCCTGGGAAAAATTGGATAGATCCATGTGTATATCCAGATCCACCATCAGTAACAAAGATTTCTGATACTTTACCAAAAGAATCGATGGTTACTGTTGCTTTTCCACCAATACCATCTCCCAAGATGGGAACATTGGAAAATGAAGTTGAAATGGGTTGATAATTAGATCCTCTGGAATCAATAACAACGATTTCAATTTTTCCATCAATAGCATTATTTCTAGTTGATACGGACTCACCTTCCATTCCCCAGTTTTCTGGAACTGGAATATATTCGATAGAGTCAAATTTTACGATCTCTGATGGTTTGATAGTATAGAGGTACTTCCAAACATAACCATCACCAGAAGTGCCTGCAGCTCTAGCTTCTAAGTCAATGAAAGTTGGTTGGTCGTAAGAAGGTCTACCACTTGGGTTTTCTGGGTCAGATCCATTTTGAAGGCAAACATAAACCTTCAAATCCTCATTTACAACATAGTAATTTGCTTCATACAAATTGCCTTGTTTTGTAATTGGAGTCGTGTTGTAAATGGTATAGTCATGCCTATACATCTCATAAGTTGTACCAGCAACCCATTCGACTTTACGAACTAATCTACGAACATCCTTGTCCGTAATTTTTTTCATTGCAATGATAGATTCCTTGATTTGATTTTCCTCAAGGAATCCATCTAGGGGAGCTGGAGTATTGGTAGACCAATCGGATGTTCCACCAGCTTCTGTTTCAAAAGCATTAGGCAGTCCAATGAAGGCATAATATTTGTTAACTGTAGACCCAACGCCAACGAAACTCTTTACAAAGGTTTCGGCGTTTAGAATTCTAAACTGTTCCGATATAATTGCAGGCATTTTGATGAAAACGAGACGTTTTTTTCTTTTAGTATTTAGTGGTTAAGATAGAGGTTGAATTCTGGTAACTACCGCAGCAGTTGACAATCCAGTCGCTCCATTATCTGGATTGACGAAGAATTGTTTTGGACTTCCTCCAGCTCTATTTTGGTAATTTCTAATTTTACCCCAAGTATATTTTCCATAATATGGTTTATAATCAAACTGATTATCCAATAAGTATGGTCCATTTGGATCAAGACCAACCTCAATCTCAAGAGAAGAGAATGGTTTAGGTTGGAAAGCGCAAGTTACAGTAACTAATCCAGAAACAACATCAACAGGTGTTACCTTCTCAACAAAGAATCTTCCTTGTAAGGGTTGCCCTGCAGGAATTTCTGCAATCTTATTAGCTGGGAAATTCAAATATCCACCAATAGAAGTCGTAATACCAGTCAATGCATGACCAGTGATAAGAGGACTATCATAAATGACGAAATAATCTCCCTTAGATAGTTCGGAATAAGATACGCCTAATGTATTTAACGAAGAATAACCATATCCAAGGTTAGTGTTGTCATAGAACTCGGATTTAAGAACAAATTCTATTGTTGGTGGAACACTAAATCCAATTCCAAGTATATTGGTATTTACGCCAACGATAACACCAAAATCGCCAACTGCATCAACGGAAAGTAACTCTTCACTTACTGAGGAATCAGTTTCAATAATAACTGGTGGACTTGACCCAACATCATATCCAAATCCACCATTCTCAACAGTGATGCTGGTAACAATTCCGTTAGAAACAGATGTTTTTGCAGTAGCTCTGTTCACAATTGGATCTGCATAGAATGCTGTTGATCCAGATCCGACTGCAATAGTTCTTCCATTCTCACCATAATCAGTTCTAATTAAATCGGATAGAGTTTGAGAGTGATCGATTTCTCTTTCAGTCCAGTTAGCAAGATCAAAAGAGTAGTGAAGTGTTCCAGAGGTATCAATACCAACATAGAATCCATCTTGATATCTAATTCTAGCAAAGTCAAACGTTGCAGGACTTGTAGCATTTGGATCCGTATAGATCATCCAGAAGTTTTTATCAGAAGAAATTCCAATAAGACCACCATCACCAACAAAGACAAATTTATTTCCATCAAATATAATATCAGTAATATTCTTTGGAGTATTACTAGAAAGTGGAGTCCAAATCAATCCTTCATTAGAAGAAATAAGAGCTCCGCCATTTCCAGCAGCAATAAATTGACCCAATCCATATGTAATAGAATTGAGATCATCCAAAACTCTAGAATAACGACTATACATCGTCGTAGTTCCAATACCAACACCAGTGAAGATAGATCCACCAGTTCCGACTGTTACCCAAGCATCTCTAGTTGGTTCAAAGATAATTTTATTGAACGTTCCAGTATATTCAGAATCAAAGTCTAGTGAAGACTGAATTGCAGGAACTTGTCGTTGTTCAATCAACTTAATTTCTTGCCAATCGGTAAAGGTATTACCAACTGATACACCCTTGACAATTTTAGCATATTCTCCAGCAGCTCTTACATAATTAATTGGAGAAGAAGAGGATTTGCCAATAGCAACGGTATTCATTGTAATAGTTCCACCAAAACCAACACTACCTCTTTCCCAGAAGAGTCCACTCTTAGTATTGATGTATCTACTACTTGTTCCTACTGCAATTACTTGATCACCATAATCCAATTCTTTCCAATCATACAAGTTTGGTGCAAATCCAGTAATAATATCATCAAAACTCCAAGCAGAGATTGGATCCTTTCTATTGATCTTGGATTCTGAAATTGTAATACTAGGAGATGTAAGTGCATAACCAGCACCACCATCAACAACGATGATATTGGATACACTAGAAGAACTTCCAACTACAGCAGAACCAATTCCAGTTTCAATAGTTCTATCATCCAAAATAAGAACGTTTCTTTCAGACTGAGTTACCAAATCAACATCAGAGAAAATTGGGAAAGCATTTTCCACATAAATTTCTCGATCAGTTTCATTTACATCTGCAATAAGTCGTGTATTTGGTGTAGTTCTAGACTTCAAACTTGGTCTTGCTTTAGAAATGAGACTTCCAGAAAGAACCTTATCTCTTCTTTGTTTTTCCCATGTTAGTGGCCTCTCTGCAGTAGGATCAGTGTCAATACCAACACTCTTATATGCAAATGTCTCAAGAATATCAGAAGCAACGATTCTCTTAGCCTGTCTTGGGAATTGATCAAGATCAAATAGATTTAACTTGTTTTCTTGGATAGTTACAGTATCACCCGCTTTAACAGTTAATGGTGGATTAATTGTTTCAACGTCTCTCTTAGATCCTCTGAAGTAGAATACAGAACACTTGGATCCAGACTTAGGAGCCTCAGAAAAAATAATTCTACTTCCCTTGAAGATGTAAGATTCTCCAGGAACTTGCAAAATATCATTAATGTAGATAAAGATATTATTACTGATATCCATATCACTTCCAGGAAGTGTCTTCAAACTTAGAATTTCTGTTTCTCCGCCAGTAGTTACAGATAAAGTAAACTTAGTTCTAATTCCATTAAAGTACTGACTGATATCATCAAATACAATAAATTGTCCAGGATAGAATCCAGAGAACTTATCATTAGTCAACTCAAGTACCTTGAGAGTAAATTCTGTATGAACACCAACTCTGGGATCAGTAACAATTCCAGCTACTGTTAGAATATCATTTACTTTAAATCCAACACCTTCCTCGGTAATCGAATATTCTTGAATTTCTTTATCTGCGTTGACTCTAAAGTCAACAACTGCATTAGTTCCAATTCCACTAGAACCATCTGCATAAATCAAATCTCTG